TTAATCACTCCAGGACAAGTGGTGATGATTCCAACAGGAATTAAGTCTTATATGAATAGAAATGAACTTCTGATCATTAATATTCGTAGTTCAATGGGTGTTAAGAATCATCTTAGGATTACTAATACACAGGGTTGGATTGACTCAGATTATTATGATAACCCTGATAATGAAGGACACATTTTGATTGTGCTTGAAAATACCGGAAAAGAGTCATTCCAGATTAATAAAGGAGATAGGATTGCTCAGGGAGCCTTTATTAATTATCTTGTTAAGGACAATGACGACGCAAAGGATCTTCGTGTTGGTGGTCTTGGTTCTACAAACTAGGAGGACATTATGGATATCGTAAGAATAGTAGATATGAATGGCAATGTACTTGATATGGTTAAAATGTCTTATGATATCTCTACTCATGTAGTTAAACGTACTATAAGTGAAGTTGTTATTACTCCAGATCATGGAGATACAAGAGATACGGCAGAGATGCGTAAGAGCAAGAAAAGACTTAGAGAAGATGGGCATTATAAGTGTTTAGTCTGTGGCGGCACTGATGACTTACAAGTTCATCATCATGGGTGCGAATATTCATTAGAAGGTATCTGTGACTTTGAGTTGTTAAAGGAATATTGCGAGACTCATGATATTTATGGGTACGGAAAGTTAATGAAGAACATTCCCATTACTTCAATAGATGATATTAGAAATTGTATGGTGCTTGATCAGAAACATCATACCGGAGTTGATCATGCTACTGGAGGCACAGGGACAGGGATTCATCAGATGACTGGCCCAATATTCAACATTCAGATGATTGCTAAAAAAGGATATATGCCGATCCCACAGGATGGACAATCTATCGCAGATGTTCAGGAGGCGTTGAAGGATGCAGGAAACGATACCAAGAGTTGATGCAGATGCAATGGCGGATAGCCGAGATTTGAAAAGCATGTATGGCGATTTATGGAAACCTGGATTAATTGCTACCAAGATAAGGTGTTGCAAGAACATAGTAGATCCAGACATCGAAAAGACTATATTTATTGAAGACAATGAGTACGAAGTATACAACGACGATGGACTTTATCTATTCGTAGAGTCAGAAATAGTACCATGCCTTATCTTTAAGAATGATTGTGATTTCAAAATCATCGAAGAAAGAGAAGGATAAAAAATGGGATTCGTAAATCTACACAATCATAGTCGGGACGGTAGCCTGTTAGATGGGCTATCGTCAGTTGATGAACTTGCTCGTAAGGCAAAAGAACTAGGGCAAGAGGCTTTAGCCATCACAGAACATGGTTGGTTAGGTTCTATGGTTAAGTTCTATAGAGCTTGTAAGAGCGAAGGAATTAAGCCTATTCTTGGCTATGAAGCATACATGGTTGATGATGTAGTACAAAGTAAAGAAAACAAACAGCGTTCTATGAACCATCTTGTTTTGCTGGCTAAGAATGAACACGGTCTGGAAAATATATTAAAACTAAATGACTTTGCTTTTAAAAGTGGGTTTTACTATAAACCAAAGATAGATCGGGACTCATTAGCGGCACATAAGGATGGTTTAGTTTGTTTAAGCGCATGTTTGGGTGGAGCTATCCCACAGTCTATTTTACTAGGACAGACTGATTTATCATTTGAGTTGATAGAGTGGTTTAAGAACACGTTTCATGATGACTTCTATTTAGAAACAATGGATCACGGTTTGGCGGAAGAAAGCATTGTACATATGGGATTAGCTACATTGTCTTTTGCTACAGAGGTTCCGATGGTGTGTACTAATGATACTCATTATCTTAATAAAGAAGACGCACATGCTCATAGAGTATTGTTATGTTCTCAGATTAAACAGACATGGACAGAATTTACAACCCCCAAAGTAGATAAAAATACAGGGGAAATGACGTTGGCATTTGACGGGTTTCAGAAATCAGATGGATTCTATCTACGATCTGAGCAGGAAATGTTTGAAATATTTAAGAATAATGAAATGCTTGCTAATAGTGTTGAAATAGCGAATAAATGTAATGTAGAACTGAAGAGGCTTAATCCAGAAGTATCTCCAAAATATTTGTTTCCAAACTTTGAGACACCAAATAAGAAACCGGCAGGGAAATACTTCACAGAACTATGCTGTAGCGGCTATGCGGATAGAGTTAAAAGAGGAGATATTGAAGACACCGAAAATAACAAGAAGCGGCTTGATTATGAGATATCGGTAATTTCCGATATGAAGTTCCAAGAATATTTCCTTGTGGTTCGGGATATTGTTAACTTTTGTAGAGAGAGTGACATTCCTGTTGGGCCTGGGCGGGGGTCTGCGGCAGGGAGCTTAGCTTCATACTGTCTGGGAATTACGGACATTGATCCTATTAGGTATAACTTGTTGTTTGAGCGTTTCCTTGATCCGTCAAGAGTAAGTCTTCCAGATATTGACATTGATTTTGATTATGCTCGTGCCAATGAAGTAATTGAGTACATTAAGACAAAGTATGGTAGCGAGTACGTTTGTCGGATCGGAACTTATGGCACATTGGGAGCCAGGACTGTTCTTAAGGACGTAGCAAAGGTCTTGGAATATCCTTATGACAAAATAAATGATCTTACTAAGGCTTTCCCGATTGAAGCGGATCTCACAATAGATAGTGTTCTTGAAGGATCTGTTGATTTTGCCAAGGCATTAGAGTCAGATGAACAGTTACAAGAGATCGTCAAGATAGGCAAGAAGCTAGAGGGAGCTAACCGGCATACATCCCAACATGCGGCAGGAGTAGTTATTTCTCCTAAAAGACTTAATGCTATGATTCCTCTTAAGGATGATGCAAGCCAGCTTGACATGCACGATCTAGAGGATTACGGATTCGTAAAAATGGATATCTTGCGGCTTAGGACTCTAACGGTTATTGATGATACTCTGAAAAAGCTTAAGGAGGGAGGGATCAAGATTGATTTACGATCTCTCACCTATGATGATCCTGAAGTATATAAGGAATTCCAAGAGGGCAATACCATTGGAGTTTTCCAGTTTGAGTCTACCGGCATCCAGCATATGCTGCGCTCGATGAGGCCGACATGTTTTGAAGATATTATTGCATCGGCGGCACTGTACCGTCCAGGGCCACTAGGATTTCGGGATGAAGATACTGGATTAACGATGGTTGAAACATTCTGTGCCAGAAAAAATGGCTACCAGGATGTCACATATGACCATCCGTTGTTGGAGCCTATTTTAAAGAATACCTATGGAGTCATTGTATACCAGGAACAGGTTATGCAAACTGCTGTTGCCCTGGCGGGATACACTCTTTCTGAGAGCGATAATCTTAGAAGAATCATGGGTAAAAAGCAAATAGAAAAAATGCCAGTACAGGAGCAGAAGTTCATTAATGGATGTCTTGAGAACGGGATAAATAAAGAACTTGCTATTAACATCTTCAACAAGATTAAGACATTCTCTGAGTATGGATTTAACCGTAGTCATTCTGCAGCATATGCTGTATTAGCCTATCAGTGTGCATTTTTAAAGGTGTATTATCCCGTAGAGCTTATGGCATCTATCTTGACATCGGTTATTGGCAACAAGCCAGAGGAGGTTGCAAGATACCTTAATGAGACTAGGAGAATGGGAGTAGAGATGCTTCCGCCGGATGTGAGAAAGTCCGATAGATTCTATAAGGTAGATGGAGATAAGATTGTTTATGGATTAGGGGGGATAAGTGGCGTTGGCGAAAACGCCGTAAATAAGATTATTTCTCTTAGAAAGGTTCTTCTTAAGAATGGTAATGGAATTAACAGTTTTTATGAGTTCTTTGAACATATGGATATGAGAGTTATTAATTCAAAAGTAATGAACAATCTAATATTGACTGGATGTTTCGATTTCCTTGGACATACTAGAGCGGCTCTAGTTGAATATTATAAAAACCTTAGCGAAGCATACCAGAAAATTAATACTAAGGTACAGAGCAATGATAAAAGAAAGAATCCTACTATCAATATTCAATTATTTTGGGAGCCATTAAAAGAGATTCCGATGTGTGACATACCAGAATATCCTATCAATGAAATACTTGGGCAAGAGAAATCCTTAACTGGTCTGTATTTAAGCGGTAGTCCTTTAGAATTCTGTAGTGACGCTATCGCTCCCCTGGTTACATATACTGCCGGAACACTGGGTGAACTAGGACCCGGTCGCAACGTGACAATTGGAGGATTAATCAACTCAGTTAGCACTACTGTTGTCAAGAAGGGCAAGTCAAAAGGAAAGTCAATGGCATTTATTGAGCTAGAGGACATGGAGGGAGTTATTACTGTTACCGTCTTCTCTGATGTCTATGAGGATCATCGAACTTCAATATATCCTGGCAATGTATGTCTCATTAAAGGCGAGACAACCATGTATAAAGATTCTATCAATGTTGTTGCCAAGGAGATAAAATCGGCTGGATATAATCAAGAAGAACAAGCAGTAAATGACGAACTGCCAGATAGCATTTTGATAATCATGGCAGATGAGGTAATTAACTTTAAAGAGATAGAAGATGTTCGTCGGATGTTTAATGAGAATCCTGGGAAACAAAAGATTGTTTTATGTAGGGGTAATCATGAGCCTGAAATATTATCAGGTAATGTCCGTGTCATGGAAGAGATAATTGAAAAAATTAGAGATTATGAATGGGTAATAGATGCTTGGGAAGGTACATTAGACGAGATAGGTGAAGTAGCTTGAATAAAATAGAATTTGGAAATTTGATTTCTCTGGCTCAAAAGGGAGATGAGTTAGCTTTCAATAGTGTTCTTAGGCAAAGTATGCCTTGTATTAACGCCGATGTTGACAGGGCATACAGGATTTATCCCTATGTAGATAGAGATGAACTGCTCAGCTTGGCTATGTTGGGATTCTGGGAAGCTATTAAAAAATACAACTCAAAAAATCCTTCTTATTTACATTACCTAAGGGTGATCGTTAGGCGAAGCATATTCAAGGAGATAGCCAGGAATCAAACTCTCAAGAATGATAGGCGGCTAGACACAGAATATGAAGATTGCCCTTCTGGGAAGGACTTAGAACTGGATGTAATTGCAAGTGAGTTTAGGGGAGAGATTAACGATCTAATACAATACTTGACTGACCATGAAGCCAAGGCTTATAGGCTATATTTTAGTGGGTATTATCCGAGACAGATAGCTGATATCTTGGGGATTAAAACTAAATCAGTATACAATGCAATCTATAATGCTGAAAAGAAATTAGTTAAGTGTTATCAAGAAAAAATGTCTGGTAATTTGTTGGATAATGTGGTATAATATAAGATATAAGATGGGTGGTAAGAAATGAGCGCTACAAATAGAGGGTCAGAAAGACATCCTTCAGACTTTTATGTTACTCCAGAACAACCAATTAGAAAATTCTTAGAAAACTATAAATTAAAATCTGGAGCAATATTAGATCCAGCCGCTGGAGACGGAATGTTTTCAAGAGTCATAAAAGATTGTGGCTATAAGAACACCATTGATTCTGTAGAGATCAGAGCAGAAGAACACGAGAACCTATTTATGTCCAGTGATGCGGTTTATATGGAAGACTTTTTATCCTGGAAGCCAGATAAAGAATATCGGACGATCATAACAAATCCTCCATTCTCGCTGGCTAAGGAATTTATACAGAAGTGCTTTGAAATCAAACAGAAAGACACAGACATCATTATGCTTCTGAGGTTGTCTTTTTTAGAGAGCAAAGACAGATATGAATTTTGGCAAGAGCATTCTGTAAATAAAGTATATGTGTTAAGCAGAAGACCTTCTTTTACTGGACATGGAACGGATGCCTGTGCTTATGCATTCTTCGTCTTTGATAACTCAGGTACGCAAAAAATAAAGGTTATATAAATTAGGGGGAGAGCAATTGATAGTAAGAGGCGGAATGTCAGCTTCAAGTCTTAAAACATACTTAACCTGCCCCATGAAGTATTTCTATACTTATGAACAGGGTTATAGGCAGTCAGCAGAGCATTTAAGTTTTGGTACGCTGTGTCATACATGTCTGGAGAGATGGCTTAAAGAAGATGCAGACATTATGGAACTGTATAAAGAAGAGTGGGCAAAAAGCGAGATGATATCTCCTACATATTATGATACAGGAAAGATTCTTCTGAATAAGTATGTAGCCGGAACGAACAAAGAAGAGATTCTGAATATTGGAACAGAGATTGAATTCAACCTTGAAATTGCTCCAGAAATCTTCATTAAAGGATTCATGGACAGAGTGGATGTTATTGATGGAGATACAATTGAAGTAGTTGATTATAAGACTTCATTTATTGCCCTTACAAGTTATGAAATTGCCGATGATGTTCAGCTATCCATGTATGATTTAGCGGCTAGTATTTTGTTTCCTGAATATGCCAATAGATTACTTTCTTTGGAATATCTGAGACACAGTAAAGTAAGTTCAAGTCGTAGTGAAGAAAGAAGAGTTAATTTTACCGAATGGCTTATTGATATGTATTATAAGATTACAAACGACAATGAACCTCATGCGAAGTTAAATGAATATTGTAATTGGTGCATGTGTAAGGATCAATGCGAAGCATATCAAGCCGTCCTTAAGAAAGATGTTGAGCTTGATGAACTCGGAAGTGATTTTACTAATTTGTGGGAAGAGAAAGCAAGTATTGATTTTAAACTTAAGATTCTTGATGGTCGGCGTGACAAGGTAATCGAGACATTAAAGAATGAGTTTGAAATGAATCAAAGAGAACTAATTACTCTTAATAATGGTTCGGAGCTTTATTTAACATCTCAAGAGAGACATAGTTATCCTATTGAATCTATTATTGCAGAGTTTCCAGATAACTGGAAAGAATTAGTATCTGTTAGAAAAACAGAAGCGGACAAGAGAGCTTCTAAGGAACAAAAACAAAGATTGTCGCTTATGCAGGATACCTATTATGTAGAGCCTACCTTACGAGCAAGAAAAATCAAAGGAGGTAAATAAATGGGTCAGATATTAGTTATGAAGTATGAAAATGAAATAAACCAGATTGGAAGCGATTCTATTGCTACATTTACTATGAATGTCTTAGAAAAAGCTAATGATGCTGTTGCTGAGTTAGATTCTCCAGACAATACATGTGCGGTTGTTTCAGTAGTAGATAAGCTTCTTAGTATGTTTAATACCACTGATCATGGCAGGGACGTATTTCTCTCTGCCGCCATCCTCCATGACATATATCAATACTGTCAGGATTCCCAAGGGGAATGGGTATATAACGAACTACATCCCTTGATAGTACGGGAAAGAAGCAAGGAATTTAAGGACGCTCTTGATCAGGAAGAATACGATGGAATTATGGATCTGGTCGAGGGACACCATGGGATGGCAAGCGTCAATCCTAAGTTTATCCCAAGGCATGATTTTGAGAATGGCATGATTGGTATTGAATGGGCGCTTGCTATGGCTGTTGTGATTGCGACCGAAGACAATGAATAGGGTGATTATTAACTTTAAAGATGGAATGTTCGATGATGAAGAGTTGGCTGTAGTTCGGGGAAGTCATATGGCATGGAGATATAACAGGGAATTTCCTTGTCATGGAATTATAGTACACTTCAAATCTAAGAACAAAGCTGTTTGTACAAGCACTAAGCCTAAGGGGAGAATGACATTTGCGGTGGATGACGATGGGAGGCTTCAACGAATCAAATGATCTATTGCCCGATTCAAGATAAAAATGTAAATGTAGACGAATGCCAAGATTGTGACGGTGGATGTAATTCATTCGAAGATCGTAAGACGGTTAAGCGTACTAGAATCTTAGAGGCTAAGAAAAGAGCCAAACAAGAGCTTACCATAAGGAGATCAAACAATGGCTAAGGACAAGAGGGTATTCGTTAAGAACGGGAAACAGTGGGAGATGACCCCTTTTACTGAGATTAAAAAGGGTGATAAGTTTAAGATTGTCCCTGATACAATTGGTTATGATATTAATAAGCTGGTAACATATAGAGCGGTATCAAATCCGGTTTATGATGAGCAGAAAGTGCCATGGATCGATTTTGAGTACGTAGATTAGGAGGCTCATTATGTTATGATGGGTTTCAACAGAAGGTATTGATTGGGTTGAAGAGAAATAAATTGATTGACAATACTTATAAGACATGATATAATATAAGAGTGAGTTAAAAAAATAACCAGGAGGGTTTAATATGTTCGATTTATCAAGTAAGCTAGATTCCCATATTGGGCGTTCTGTGAATGCGTTATCTGCTTTTAATAAGTTGATTAACAAGCTAAAGAAAGCGAATGAGGGACTGCTTGACATTGCTATCAAGGCAGAAGATGAGGAAAGGAAACACAATCTGATTGCAGAACAGGCTAAGACACAAGTAAAGGCAAATGAAAAAATTATGACTAAAGTAGCAGATCTAATTAACTAGTAATAGAGTGAAAGAGTAGGGAGTGTTCCCTACTATGGGTGTTATAAAACTAATGAATTGGAGAGTTAAATATGAAATGGTTTGGTTCTGATGCTCAGGGGATAACTTTACCAAGAGCCGTTGCAATGACTGTGATAGGGTTATTCGTGTTCATCACGCTATTTATATTATTTATGGAATGTAGATATCAACTGAACTCAGGAGTATTTACTCTATACAGTTCGTTTATGTTCGCTGTTGCAACATGCATGGGTTGTGTATTCACTCCAAAGATTGTCAGTTCTTTCTCTAATGCTTATTTAAGAATTAGAGGCGGTAAGCATATTGACGAAGATGAAATCTAGTATCTGAATAAGCGGCGGTGAAAGATTTTAAGAATATAACCTTTACTCATTGTTTCGGACATTCTGTCACAGAGGGAAATAATCGGGCAGATAAGCTTGCTAACATAGCAATGGATGAAGCGTCAAAGAGGGTGCAGTATGAGCGAAACGAGAGTTGTGCTTGTGTGTCCTAAGTGCGGATCAATAAATGTCAAATTATTGAAATCAATTGATTATTATAAGCAGTTCCTTTTTGAATGCTCAGATTGCAAAATAGAATTTGGTGAATGTCATATGGTAGAAGAAACATATGAACATATTGAAACAAAAAGGAATGCGTGTGTGAAAGACTTGGCGAGAGACTGGGATAGTCGTGGAGGGATTTGCCCCCCCCGTTGAAATAATAGCAATACATAATACTTTGAGAAGACAGGGAGAAGCAATCTATGACAGAGTGTACTGATTGCATTCATAAGAAGATATGCTCTCTTAAACCGGCGGCAGAGAGAATGGAAAGATTACTTAATAGGGCGCTATATAACACATCAGATGGTCATGTTATTCCAGTAATGCATGATATAACATTAATAATGAAAGATACAGAGCATAGTCTGGGTTTACTTGTTAAATGCAAAGAGTTTTTGGTAGATAATCATACTAAATATTAGAAGTAATTACCTCTGAATAATGATCTGTGTAAAATAAGATTACCACTATCACAGATAAAAACTTTATGAACAGGGTACTGAAAAAATGGGTCAACGCCGTGGTAAGCGAATCCTCCCTGTATCTATTGTGCTGAAAGTTGAATGTGCTTCCGCCCAAACAAGCCTCTTAACAATGCTGACAGTGGATGGGCTACTAGGAAGACTATGGGGTTTATGAGGCACAACATAATTTATAGGTGGTGAGAAAATGGGAGTGTCTATAAATATAGGCAGTGGTATTGGAATCGGGAATATTCTTGCGGCAATTTTGTCATGGCATATTTGTGAGTCAATCGGATGGACTTTATTTCACGCATTACTCGGATGGTTTTATGTAATTTATTATCTGTGCGTATATTGGCATTAAAAGGGATGGTAATCTATGGTGATGTCTAGTAATAAAGAAACAAAAGAAGATATGAGCAGAAGAGTATCTGCGACAAACCTATTGATTGAGTTATGGCAATGGACTACTAAGCCATCTGCCTCAATTATTGAAGTCTTGGCAATGATATTTATTTGTAACCTGTTATTGGTTACTCAGAATTATTGGAATCTGCTTTGGCTAGTAGCACTGCTTGTCGTGTCAATGCTGTGTGGTACATTTGAGTGGGTTGCGGTAAAGAAGAAAGACAGAATCATTGGGGAGATTAAATAATATGAGAAAAATATCTGAAGAGATTACAACATTTACTAAGCGCAAAAAGATTTATCAGGAAGAGTTATTGGAGATATGATTGAGGAAGTTACAAAGCGTGAAATCTATAGTTTTGACGATATTGTTCCTTCTAGCAATGAGATTGAAGCAATGACAGCTACATTAATTTCAAGTGATAAAGAACCAAATATTAATAACTGTTACTATTGCAAGCACAATCCAGTCGGTAAATATCGTGAGTGGAAAGGGAGAAGATAAATGCGCTTCGAAATTAAACCTGGGCCAAAGAATGGTAATAGGAGAATAAGAACTCAGTTTCTCTTGTTTCCAAAAACCATTGATTATGAAATAAGATGGCTTGAGATAGCTTCGTGGGAAGAAGAGTATGAATCAAATTATTTTAATTATAATGAATTCTGTAAATGGCAGGGGTTAAGATGGATAGGATGACAAGAATCAATAATGACGCAGAGTGGAAAGCCTACAAAGATGGACTAGATAAAGACTTTAGTTACAAACATAGACATTATAATGATCCTGAACAATATCCATGTCTCGTAAGTTCGGAATGGAATGATGATCCTAATGGGCCTTACTACTTTATCCATGAACTTATCTATCGTGGAGATTTAGAAAAGATGTTAGAACAATTAGCTTGACATATCCTATAAGATATGATATAATATAATAGTGATTGAGGAAGAGGGGTTTTAATATGGGATTATCTATGGTAGATATTGAAGAATGCTTTAAAGAAGCTAGGCTTAATAAATCAGAGTATATTGGAGTCATGATTGAAATGGATGGTTTTCCTGAACCAGAAGTAATCATTAATCCATGTGATAACTTCGATGCAAAATTAGCTTATTACAAAAAGGCATATAGTGATAGTTTGGTGTTAAAGACATTCTCTGGTATCAGAATTAGAGATATTGCATTTGGAGATAGTTATGATGAGATCGAGATTGCTTTGTTGGACGAATAAAAATGTTGGTTTTAATAATGTGCGGATATGGTGTAACGGTAGCATCCCATCCTTCCAAGTTGGGGGTAAGAGTTCGAAACTCTTTATTCGCTCCATTTAATTAAATTGATTGACAACACGTATAAGATATGATATAATATAAAAGTGGTTTAAAAATGGTGCATTAGCTCAACTGATTAGAGCATGTCTTTACCGACAATGGATGGGAGTTTGAATCTCTCATGTGCCAGCTAAGGCTTCGTAACTCAGATGGAAGAGTGTTGGACTGAAAATCCAAACGTCAGAGGCTAGAAACCTCTCGGAGCCACCAAGCGGAGTTATGGTATAACGGCTATTACATCTGCCTGTCACGCAGAAGATCGGGTTTCAACTACCCGTAGCTCCGCCAAATTTTAATCTGAAATGTATGTTTTTATCGTGGGCTTCCCAATGCCGCTGACAATCAGGAAGTATCTGGCCCGACGTTCGTGGAATCCTCCCTGTCGGGAAATAATGGGATGTCAAGATACTATCGGGTTAAAGGATACTGGAAGAAATATTATAAGCACAAAGATAGAAGATGTCGGCAACAGGTTAGTGACTAAATTTGGGAGTAGAGGAACGGGTAGACTCACCGAGCTTTGACCTCGGAGCTTGCAGGTTCAAAGCCTGCCTCCCAAGCCAATTTATTCATGGAGGTAAATATGGTATCTATGATTAAGGTTTTCCTTGGTGGTACTTGTAATGATAGCGATTGGCGAGACAGATTAATCCCTATGCTGGAGATAGAGTATTTTAATCCAGTCGTGGAAGATTGGACTCCTGAATGTCAGGATGAAGAAATCAGACAGCGAAAAGAATGCGACTATTGTTTGTATGTTATAACTCCTCGTATGATAGGTGTTTACTCGATTGCAGAGGTTGTTGACGATAGCAATAAGCGTCCTGATAAAACATTATTCTGTGTATTGGATACAGATGGGAACCTAGTATTTAGCGAAGGACAGATGAAGTCCTTGCGGCAGACGATGAAGATGGTTGCTAATAATGGTGGGACAGTTTTTGATCTCTTAAACGATGTTGCAAATTTTCTTAACAGAATGAATGAAGAGGCAATCCCCTTTTAAGAGACTTGACATACGAACATATGTACGATATAGTGTGTTTAGTTCATTAAGCCTTCTACGCTCTATCTGAGGTTAGTCGGGTGCGTAAGAATAGAGTGTTAAAAGCGATAACCTGACAGTTGAAGAAAGGGGATGGCGGTTAGAAGGACTGACCATCCCAATTAATTAAGGAGGACAAGATGACTGATACTTTACTTGTGAATTTGTTCGCTGGCCCAAGTGCCGGTAAAAGTTCAACAGCCTATACCCTGTGTGGTTTATTAAAATGGGATGGAGTCAATGCTGAACTTGCTCCAGAGTTTGCTAAGGATTTAACATGGGAAGAAAGAAGAGTTGCCCTTGAAGATCAGATATACATTTTTGGTAAACAACACTTTAGGGTTAAGCGATTAATAGGTAAGGTTGATGTAATTGTTACTGATTCTCCGTTGCCCTTATCCCTCGTTTATCTCAATGATGATAGAGAGGCATATCAATACTTTTCTAAAATGGTATTAAGTCTATTCAAGGAATTTAACAGCATTAATTATTTCATTGAAAGAGACAAACCATATATGACTGCGGGTAGAACGCAAAGCGAAGAAGAAGCCATTGTTAAGGATCGTCAAATTAAGGACTTGCTTATTGACAATGACATTAAATGTAGAGTGGTAAAAGGAAATAAAGTAGGAGTAGAACAAATACATGGTGATATATTAGATATTCTAGATAATCAGTTATAAGCCTTTTGCGGTGATGTAGTTATACGCCATATAAAAGAGCATTCCTGGGTAGTATGGCAATAGATTATGCCTCATGCTGGCATAGGGTCAGGATGCGAGGGTGAAGAGGCATTAATCCCTCCCGCAACCAAATTAAGAATGGAGTAAGCATTATGCTATATCTATGTAAAATAGGCCAAATATGTTGCGGTTTAGCTGGTCTTGATTTAGTGTTTGTTTTGTCTTTAAATCATAGAAATCCTAAGACAACTAAGCTATTTAATATTTTGTTTCCATGCTTTTTTTGTCTTTGTGCAGTTGCATTAATTTTTTTGATATTAGGTTATTAAGAGATAGCGCCATTTTACAAGTAATTATGGGGTAGATTATTATACCGGTTAATATGAGAGAGCGTCCTGTTCTTAGTGGGAATGATGCTAAGAGATTTATTGAAAGAAAGCTAGAGACAGATAGGAAGTTATTATTGAAGGTAAAGGAAATTAATAGACAGGAGGAACGCCGAGTGACGAAAAATACTTATAATTGTCCAGACTGTTTGATTGATAAAGATATGTTTCCAAACATAGATATCTGTTCTGCGTGTAGCAAGGTAATTAATATGAACAAGAAGCTCATCCCAACAGCTCCAGTGAAGCAATGGGTAGTTCCTTATGATACAGCCACCTGGGGAAATTATAATCCCTGTGCTGGTTGTTCTAATAACCCTGCTAATGGTGGGAGTGGCTTTTGCAACTGTGCTTTACCGGCAATGTACAATACAATGTGTTAGGAAAGGAGAAATGACTATGGAGTGGTTCTATATTACAGGATGGTGTTTTTTCGGATTAGTTTTTTTGAGCATGATTGTTAATATTTTTGATGGCAGACTAAAGGCACCTATCGTTGCAATAGATTCTTTAATTTCTGCTGGATGTTTAGTTTGGATATTATATGCAATGAATTTAGTTAGATAAAAAGGTTGCAATCGGTTATAATATGTGATATAATATACAAGTGAGCAAGAAAAGTTAGTCCAATTTAGTAAAACAAAGGAGAGGGTTAAGTGAGTGAATGTAAAGAGGCAGATAATAGGATTGCCAGGATATCTTCTTTGCTTGAAAAGTATTGGAGAATTACAAGAAATCTTTCAAAGGACATGAGCTTCGTATTATTTGCTGAGATGTTAATTCATGATTTCCGTTCAGATGTTGGGTTTGTGGGACTAGATAATGATGAGTTATTGGAGCGTTGGCTTAAAGAAACCGTAGGTATCTTGGAAGCGGCGGAAGAAGATGTTGAGGCGATATAAACTTATTGTAGGTATTGTGTTGGTATGTATCTTAACAATGATATTGCCAGCACATGTATCTACAGAGCCTACCCAGAAATCAAATGTAGTATTTAGTGTTCAGAGCAAGCCAGCTAGTCCCCCAAACCTTCAGATGTTAGTTGTAGAGAAAGCGGACAAGTACGGTATTGATAAAACAGTGTTCTTTGATTTGGTGTACGTTGAAAGTAGATTTAATCCCAACATGATTGGTAGTTGTGGAGAAGTTGGATTGTGTCAGATAAAACCTACCACAGCAAGATGGATTGCAAATAAGATGAATGTATCTTATTCTTACCAAGATTTATTTGATCCGAATTATAACACTGACATGTCGGCTTTCTTTTTGAGGTACTTGCTTAACATGTATCATGGTGATTATTACGAAGCAGTCAGTAGTTATAATAGAGGAATTAATTCAAAATGTCCTAATAATGAATACGTACATAAAGTCTTGTGGGGTGATTATAAATCAACTACCTGTTTTTAGACATGGACGATGTAATCGTTGATCTTGTTCCAGCCTGGATTAAGAGATACAACGAGATTTATAATGACAATCTCACAAATGAACAGATTGCTGGTTGGAATATGGTTGATTATGTTAAACCTGAATGTGGATTAAAAATCTTTGATATCTTAGCTGAACCAGGATTTATCTATGGGCTAAACCCTGTAGAGGGAGCAATTGAGAGTGTAAATCATCTGGTTGAATTGATTGGGATAGAGAAGGTATTTATCGTTTCAGCGGCGTTTAGCCAGAGCATGAGGGAGAAAAGTTTATGGATTGAAAAGTATCTCCCAGTGTTAAAAGATAATGTTATCTTTGCAAAGAAAAAAGGAGCATTGTACGCTCCAGGATCATTTTTAATTGATGATGGCGTTCATAACATTATCGACTTCAATAAGGCTGGTGGATCGGGATATATCTTCGATACTCCACACAACCAAGAAGAAACATTTCCAGAAATTAAAGACTGTTATAGGTATAAGGGATGGAATGATTTGATGTCAAGTTTTGAGAAGTATGCTGAATATATCAATCGTACATCACGAAGAATCAATTAAAAACGCTTAATAAAAAGGGGCAGAGATTATGAGCTACGTTATTAATCCAGATAAAGAAATAGTAGAACTAATTAGGGAAGGGTTAAGGCGTAACAAGGGTTTCTGTCCCTGCAAACTGGAGAAGACAGAAGATAACATATGTAAATGCAAAGAATTTAGAGAAACCGGCGTTTGCCATTGTATGCTTTATCTTCCCAGTTAGCACTTTATTATATAACCTGTCGAGGAAAGGAGGAGATATATATGAATGAAATTATTGTTGCTCTCGCAGGAGCGGTTATGACTTATGCCAGTGGAGTAGGAGCTATCCTAATTCACAAATATTTGCCTGTCGTAACTCTCAATCGGCTTAAGGCTGAGGCAGAACTTCTAGCTCAGGAAGTTGCATCTAAGGAAGGGGTAGCTTATGATGCAGTTCGTCTTGTAGAGGATCTTTATGCCACTCAGGATGGCCCCGCCAAGTTGCAGTCTGCCATTAAGTGGGCTGTCGCTAAGCTGGATAAGGACGGTATTGTAGTCACTCCAGCAGAGATTGAAGAGTATGTACGTATTGCATATCAGGATTTTGTAGCACAGTTGGTACCACAGGTAACTCCTGTGCCGACACCGACACCGGCTCCAGATCCTGTAGCTAAGTTTGCCTAATAAATAGGTGTGTAGTCTAGGGGATCGGGAAACCAACACGTTAAATCTTTTAATAGAGATCTCGTGGCGTGAGAATGTTGGTAAATCGGTAATATCCCCTAGATATTTTTTTTAGAAAGGAGATAAAACATGGAGAATAGTTTAGTGGTTACTATTACCGAAGATAATGCCGAGTTTTTACTGACTGTTGCGGGTGTTGGATATAAGCATTGTGTAAAAAAAGAAAACGGGAAGTTAGTTGAAACACTAGCAGATGAAATGCCCTTTGATATGATCCCAGATGGACTAATTGAGATGATTGGGCTATTAGACATGTCAGACATCTAATTGAAAAGGAGAATAAATAAATGTCCAAGAAAAGTAGATACGTATTTGAGGTTCCCTCTGTGACTGGTAAGTGTACTATACGGGTAATCATTAATGAGAATTCAAACCCTGCAAATGTAAGAGATTTTGATAGTATTATGAAAGAACTTGTTAGAAAGGGTGCATAATATGTCTTTACTGATTGGCATTCTATGTCTCATTGGTAGTATATATTGTTGTTATTATATAGCTGCCACAATCTTTATGGTAATCATATTAAGGAAGTTTAGGATTAAATAATGGGAGGGCTAATAATGTTAAAGTTCTTAAAGAAGTTAGCTGTCTTTATTACAACTGAGGTATTTGCTCATATTGTTATTGCGTTTCTTATTTCTTTAGTTCCAGAATGTGCATTTCTTGCAGGGATGTAACAAATGACTCGTCGTGTCCGAGTGGTCTAAGGAGGATGTCTGCAAAACATCATATCGGCAGTTCGAATCTGCCCGACGAGTCCAATATGCCGGTATAGCTCAATGATAGAGCTACGGTTCCGTCAACCGTAGGTTGGTGGTTTGAATCCACTCATCGGCTCCATATTCCTTACAATTATGTGAAAGACGCTGCTGTAGCTCAAAGGCAGAGCAGAGGTTTTGTAAACCTAAGGTTGGAGGTTCGACTCCTCTCAGCAGCTCCATACGGGCCTTTAGCTCAGCGATTAGAGCAACGTGCTCATAACGCGATGGTCATAGGTTTGAATCCTATAAGGCTCACCAATTACATTTTATGACAAGGAGAATAATATGTTAGATTTTGCTATCAGTCCTCTTGATGAAGTAAAACAGGTAATTGATGAATTATATCCAGATTTAGAGTTTATGGTAGTTTATGATCCTATGATTGAAGCAGATGTATCAGCATATGCCGTGGTCAAAGAAGATAAGTATGTTGTTGCTCTAAGTGCAGAAATTGAATATATGAAGATACCCGATACAATCGTTGGAGCAATAGCAAACATAATTGCAAAGTATGAAAACGTATCCGAAGAAGATGTAGCAGATCGCATTTTTGATAGGCTCCTTGAATTAAGTGAGAGCCTGGATGCTAAAAATGAAGCGGCAAGTCGTGCGTGGATTGATAAAAACGAAGATGAAGAAGATGAAACAGACGACGAGTGATGATAAGGTATTTAGAGAAATAATCTTAAAGTTACCAGGGGCGAGGATGGTGTTCTTGTCTGTGGAATACCAATTATAGGGGTCATGATAATATTATGGGACTAATTGATATAACAGGACAAAAATTTGGAAGATTAACAGTAATTGGATTTCATAAAAGAAAGAAACATTATAATTATATTTGGGAATGTAAATGTGATTGCGGAAATACATCCTATATTAGTAGTGGTGCTTTAAAAAGCGGTAAAACCAAATCGTGCGGTTGTTTGCAAAAAGAAAAAATGTCTCAAAACAGGCAACGTAATTTATTTATATTAGCCAAGACATACGGAATCGGGATTACGACTGACAATAGAATATTCTATTTTGATTTAGAAGATTATGATAAAATCAAGGATCATTGTTGGAGTTTCCGTGGAGATTATCTTGTAGCTAATATAAATAATAGACCAGTTTTAATGCATCGTTTTATGTTAGGATTAATAGACAGAAGGCAATTTGTTGATCATATTAACCATAAGGGATATGACAACAGAAGAAGTAATCTTAGGGTGTGTACTAACTCTCAAAACAATTTTAACAGGAAGCTTGAAAAAACAAATACATCTGGAATAAAAGGAGTCTCATTCAATAAAAAAACAAATAAGTGGTTTGCATATATTGGGGTTAACAATAAAAGAATTAGGCTTGGAAATTATGTAAATTTAAAAGATGCCGTTGACGCTCGATTGACAGCAGAGGAGAAATACTTTGGAGAATTTGCTTACAAATATGACATAAAGGGGAATATATTTTAATGTATGGCACCGCATTAGAAATACCAGCAATGAAAATTAGCAAGTTGCCTAAAGGAAAAGAATATATGAGAAAACGAGTTTGTAATAGCGGAGAATATGTGGCGCAAATTAAGAAAGATGGAGCGCTTTATATTTTTGAAAAGGATTCAGAAGGTAAGTGTTGGTTATTTTCCCGGATTCTGTCAGTTAAGACAGGGCATTTAACAGAGAAGAGTTCAAGTGTTCCGCACATTGTTGAAGCACTAAAAAATATCCCCAATGGAACAATTCTGATTGGGGAAATTTATTATCCAGGTGGATGCAGTAATGATGTGACATCCGTAATGGGGTGTCTTCCCGAAAAGGCGGTAGAAAAACAAAAAGATAAGCCATTGCATTATTATATTCATGACATGATTTATCTTAATGGTGAGTCCCTAATGGATAAGGGATTTGGTGTTAGGCATTATGAGTTATGGAAAATGTTATATGACAATAAGTTGTTAGTTAGTATTCCGCAGGTTGAATTTGCTCAGGTATACTCTGCTGATGAATGGGATTTAGAAAAGCTTATTGATGATCTAATTGAAGGTGGCGAAGAGGGAGTAGTCCTCAAGCGCAGATGGAAAATATTTTCCTGACAAACGCCCTGCTTGGGTGACATTAAAATTCAAGCGTGAAGATGAAGCAGATGTTATCTGTATGGGGTATGATCCGCCTAACAAGATCCATGTAGGAACTGGAGATGGCGAGGATCTCACTGATTGGAACTACTGGGAGCTTACCGAAGCACAGCCGGGAGAAAAGAGCATCTATATGGATGGTCGTCCTGATTGTCCTGAGGATTTCTTTGTTCCGGTCACAAAGGCTTATGCAATGGGATGGATTGGTTCGATTAAGTTTGGGGCGTTCAGGAAAAAGATTGGAGAATTTTATGTTCTTGGAGAAATAGGAACGGTATCTTCTGGACTTACTGAAGAACTATTGGAACAGATTAAAAATAATCCAGATGACTTTATCGGCAAGCCAATGAAAGTTAGTTGTATGCAGACATTTGGAGGGGCACTCCGTCATCCGGCTCTGGTTGGCTTTAGGGATGATATTGACCCGAAGGATTGTACTTGGGAGAAGATATTCGAATAGGAGTGACTAGATGAAAGTAATGATAACTAAATTTAGTCTTATTGGTAAGGCGGCAGGAAAAGAAGAAGAAGCAATGGTGAACATTTCAGTACCAGAGATATATGATGGAGAATATGTTTTTTTTGATAATGGAGTTACTGGTTTTAAAATACCGATAGAAGTTTTTAAAGGAATACTTTCTTAAGCGAGGGCAAAGATGATTGAGAAAATTAAACCGATAGAGATTAAAGATACTGTTACTAATATGGTACAAATTGCAATGCTTGATAAATTAGAAGAAATGATTAGTAAGATGAATGAGCTTATTGCTCATAGTAATTCAGTCGAGTTTAGGAATATGCTTTATAAATAATATATTAGGGGTGATGTTATGATTTTATGTAAGGAAACAAATAAGAAGGTTATGGCTTGCGAGTGCTGTGTTTGTTCTCATGCCAACAAGGAACGGGTAGATAGAGATGGGATTGTGGACTGTGTTTTCCCTCATACGATTAAGGTAGATAAAAACCAGCAGAGGGATTACGGCAGAAGAAAGGGTGGCAAGGATGCACGTAGTATTTCTTAATTCAAAAGGGACTTGGCGTGATATCGCTGACTCAGCTAGGACTACGATTGGATTAGATCCTAAGAGTGGAGAAGTCCCTCCATCGTGGAGAAGACGGATGCTCTTATGTGAACATTCTCCAATACGCCAACTTCTATTAAAGTGGAAGTGGGTAGATTTAAAGTCCTGGGTCAGTGTTCATTTTGTAAGACATCATGAAGGAATACAGCACTGGGTAAAAACTGCTCGTACAGATCGCACAGGTTATGAAGGTAGTAGAGATGATTTATCACAGGGAAATTTAGTTATCCATGAGTGTGAGGCTAATGCACAGGCTATCATAAACATTTCTCGTAAACGATTGTGTAGGCAGGCTTCCCCAGAAACTAGAGAGGCATGGCGAGCATTTTTAGAATCGTTCAAATATATTGAGCCAGAGTTATATCGTGTATGTGTTCCAGAGTGTGTTTACAGAAATGGATTATGTCCAGAATACAGAACATGCGGATATAGCTTAACGGATGAATTTAAAGGAGAACTCAATGAGTATCTGGGTGATATGTATGGGAGAACTATTCAATCTCAATATAGTGAAATTATTCATTGACAAGTGGTATAAGATATGGTATAATATATACATGAGGGAGAGCTTTTTTATTTCTCAATAACTTATAACACGACTTATAATATGGAGGCTATTAATATGGATTTAGAGATTGTGTGGCGTGATTGCTTCTCTCTGGTATATGGCAAGTGCTCGACCATGACAGAAGAACAGTTTGTAGAGCTTGTGAAGGCTCAGGCAAGAAGATTGGGACTGGAGATTCCAGAGTGTATAGCTGATACGTGTGTCGGAGTACAGTCTATGCTTTATTCGATTGATGATATTGATGCAGAGACTATAACTCCCTTGTCTGCATCAGGCATTACAATTGAAGATTATTGGGTAATTGACTTTGAAGACTGCGAATTCTTTTAAGGGTGAACGGAATGGACATTGACGATACCATTGCAAGCGGGTATAAGCAATTTGCAATTAATCTTATTGAAGAACTAGATATTGCATTAACAACTTATTATATCGCAAGAAAGATGGTAATGAAACCACAGACAGATGATGAACTCAGATATGCTAAGGGAGTATCTGATGGGATTAAAGAATGTATTAATCTAATTCAAGAAGCAAAAAAAAGAATGGAGATGTAATCTTTGGACAATATTTTAACGGCTGATAATCTTAACAGTTTATACGAGAAATTAGCAGAACCTTTGGCACCAGAAGCAATTCAGTTTGCAGAGACAAGGGCATATAAGGGCTATGACAGCACTGGATATTCGTATCAAATGGTATGTAATAGAATGAATGAGGTTTTAGGTATTTCTCATTGGAGGATAATACATGAAATCCTAAACAAAGAGTCAACTGGGAAGCTAATTGACGTTACTATTCATTTATCTATTCAAATCGGTAATTGGAGATTATTAGATAATGGAGAATCAATTTTTGAAGTATTAGCAGAAAGAGATTGTTATGGTGGACATCAAAGTAAATTGCTATGTGATGGACTTAAGGGCGCTTTTACAAATAGTCTGAAAAAATGTGCGGCATTGTTCGGGGCAGGTCGTCAAGCATATGAAGGGACATTGGATGATGATTTTGTAAATCCAGATGGGGTTACAGAAGGAAAGATTAACTATAGCCCATCATCATCTAGTTATTCAAAAACACCTGTAAAACAGGTTGCGCAACTACCTGTAGAAGATGCTGGTTCTAATAATGTCGGATCTGCTGGTGTGCCTAATCCTGCGGAAGAGAAAAATGGCCCGATGCTACCTGGGCAGGAGAGATCAATTAAGCTCCTGATGGGTAATGTGAAACGCAAGAAGGATAAGGGCGAACTACAGGATCTTAATTTGGATAGCGAATACGCCAACTATGGTGTTGACAAGTGGGAAGATTTGAGTGAAGGACAAGCCGCAGAATTCTTTACTAACATTAGTGCTATTGTACGCAAAAGATAATATGTCGATGTAGGAGGGAAGCTAAGTCTTCCCTCTCCATTTGTTAAGAGGGTGGTTGCAATCAGTAAGGAAAAGAACAAAGGGCGTGTGGGCGAGAACGAGATTTGCCGAAGGATTATGGAAAGAACACAATGCAGGGCTAAGAGAGTTGTTCTATCAGGGGCATTGATTAATTATGATCCTGATCTTTCAGATGATGTTGATATCTATTTGCCTGATGGTCAAAAGAAAAAGGGTGAAGTTAAACTTAGAAAGTCTGTATCTAAAACAGTATATGACTGGTTGAAAGTTAAAATAGATGCCGGGGTAAGTTGTATTCAATATACAGATATAGTTTACCCTGATTATCTATTTATGAGAAAAGATAATTCACCTTGGCTTGTATGCATGACGATTGATGAGTTTTATGAGTTATTGAATAAGATTCCTGTAATTAAGGGGGACACAGCATGACAGGTTTTATATTAGTCGGAAGGTCAGGTTCAGGTAAGGATACTGCAACGGACTATTTAATAGAGAACTATGGTTTTACTAAGACAGCCCTCGGAGAAAGCATTTATGGTGTAGCATATAACTTCTTTGGGATGGAAGAGAAAGACATAGCGTTGCTACAGAATATTGGACAGGGATTTAGGTCTGTTGATCCAGACATCTGGATCAATGATACATGGGACAGAATTATCAATTCAACTAATGATAGATTTATAATTTCAGATTGCCGACAGCAAAATGAAATGGACTTCTTTGCTAATCAAGGATTTGTAGTAATCAAGCTTAATAGAGATAAAAATAAACGTATTGCATCTTTAAAGATAAGAGATGGTAATAAGTTTAATCGAGAAAGGCTTGAATATGAGACAGAAAAAAGTATTGATGATTTATTGTTACCCTATGCTACATATACCATTGAGAATAATTATTCTTTAAAGGAATTATATGCAGAACTAGACATGGCAATGAACTTCTATTCAATATCAAAGACAGACAAAAAGGATGATGAAGCAATGTCAGATTTACCGAAAGATATGTTTAAGCAAATGGAAAATACAAATTTTATAAAGCAAATTCATGATAGAGAATTACTTAACACAATCAAGCAAATGTATCATCACTACAAAGTTCTTGGCGGTAAGGATAGTCTCTTTATTACTGAACTAGGGAATCTAATCGGATATAAGGAAGAGATCCATGAGGTCATATCGGCTCCTTATACCTCAACTTATTCTCCTAATTGTTATCCTCACGGAGGAGTAGTAAGTATGGGATCTTTAAGTGCCAACACTGAATGGACTAATAATAAGAAATAAGATGTAAGGTTAAGAAATTTACCAGATTGAAGGGGTTGAAATAATTTGAAGATATTAATTGCATCAGATTACTGTGGGGTCTCAACGGGATACGGTAGGGTTGGTTGTGAATTAGCAAGGGCAATTTTAGATGCGGGACATGAGGTAGTTTATTTAGGCTGGAGCTATGATGGCGGATCTCATAACTTTCCGTTTCAGGTGATTCAACCAACGAAGGAGCTAATATATTGACACAGATAATCATGGAGCATGAACCAGATGTATTTCTTTCGCTTGGAGATCCATGGATGTTCGAACAGTACGCCGCATTGCCAGTGATTAATGACATTTACTGGTGGGGCTATTTTCCGATTGATGGATTACCTATCCCAAGGAACTGGCATGGAATGATTGATAAGATGGACAGGATTATGGTAATTTCCAAGTTTGCACAGCAGTCCATCAAAGAAATTTTACCACAGAGAGAAGTCAGTTTGCTCTATCACGGGGTAGACACAAATAGTTTCTATCCTCTTTCTACTGAGGAACGAGACATCATTAGAAAGCAGAATAATCTTCATGATAAGTTCGCTGTACTTTGTGTGGCACGTAATCAACCAAGAAAGAATATCCCAGTATTAATAAAATCCTTTGCTAAATTTGCTAAGGACAAGGACGATGTAAGGCTACTACTGAGAATGAATAATCAAGATGCCGGTTGGCTCATCTCTGATTTGCTCGAACGATTCAAGATACTAGATAAGTCTTATATCATCGAGGCAGATCCGAGGGTGGGCGTTCCGATACAGGCTCTAAATCAAATCTATAATACAGGAGATTTGTTTGTTCTGCCCACTATGGGAGAGGGGTTTGGTATTCCTTTGCTTGAAAGTCAGGCGGCAGGGACACCAATTCTTGCAACGGATTGTTCATGTATCCCAGAGCTAATTCATAGCCCGAAGCAGAAGATCCAGACACTTGAACAGATAATCTCTAATAGAAATATTCAGCAAGCATATGCAGATCCAAAGGATCTAATAAGTAAGTTGAATTACTTCTATAACAACAGGAAGGTTCTTGGCGATATTAGACAAAAGGGAATTGACTTCGCTAAGACAATGACTTGGGATATTATCCGTGGACAATTTATGGATTATCTTGCTCAAGTAGAAGAAGAATTAAAGAACAAGAAGAAGTCTAATGTCACATTTTCTAGGGTGTAAATCCAACATAAGGAGAACAATATGGCTACTATTGATAAACATGCATGTAATAGGAATTTGATTCTAGGTGATTACGTTCAACAATCAACAGTTAAGGATCTCATCCAAAAGATTTGTGATATTAATTCAGATGATAGCGCAAAGGAAAAGGAATTTAAGGGATACGAGCGTGAACCGATCAAGCTATTCATTAATTCTTATGGCGGTTCAATCTATGATGGATTAGCTTTGATTGGGGCAATTGAAATGAGCGATACCCCTATCTGTACAATCTGCCTGGGGTCTGCAATGTCTATGGGCTTGATCATCTTCTTGAGTGGAGATAAACGATATATTCATAGGTTTGCAACGGTGCTATATCATGAAGCCAGCACATTTGTATGGGATAAGATTGAGGCTGTTAAGCAGAGTCTAAAAGAAACAGAGCGGATACAAGAGGTAATTGATAATTATGTACTAGAGAAGACGAATATCCTAAGCGATAAGCTGTATGAAGTTAAATCTAAAAAACTTGACTGGTATATCTCAGCTAATGAGGCAGTAAAGTTAGGAATAGCAGACGATATTATTTAACACAGGCTTATAATATAACACAGTAGATAAGGTGGTGATGTAATGGATTTTGTTAATCAAATAATATGCGGGGATGCAAGAGAGGCAATGCAAAGCTTTCCTGAAAATTATATTGACTTGACCGTTACATCCCCACCTTATGATAATTTACGAAAATATAATGGCTATTCATTTGATTTCGAGGGAATTGCTAATGAACTTTATAGGGTGACTAAGAGTGGTGGGGTCGTTGTCTGGGTAGTAGGGGATAAAACTATCAACGGTTCTGAGACAGGAACAAGCTTTAAGCAAGCATTATGTTTCAAAGAAATCGGCTTTAACCTGTATGACACAATGATTTATTCCAGTGACAAGCCGCCGGTAAATAGCAAGAGATATGAACCTAAATTCGAGTACATGTTTGTACTGAGCAAGGGGATCCCAAAGACATTTAATCCTATCATGGAACCTTGTACTTATGCAGGGAAAACAGCTAATGCTAGGACATTTAGACAACAGGATGGCGAGCTAAACGATGGTATTAAAGCACCAGTAAAACATTTCAAAGTTAAAGGGAACATATGGTATTTCCCAACAGGAGCCAATAAAACAACTCTCGACAAGATAGCGTTTAAGCATCCAGCTATGTTTCCTGAGAGATTAGCAAATGATCAGATTATTTCATGGAGCCAGCCTGGAGAACTTATTTTCGATCCGTTCTCTGGAGCAGGAACAACTTGCAAAATGGCTCTTTTAAATAATAGAAACTATATCGGGATTGATATATCTCAAGAGTACGTGGACTTATCAATTGAAAGACTTAGTAAGTATGGAGGGCACTATCAAAGGAATATCTACTAAAAATAAAAGGAGAACAAATGTCCATCATTAGAAAAGTAGACACAAAGAACAAATTTATAAGCATATTCGTGCCAAAAACAGGATTCTATGTCCGCTCAGGTGTCATCGAGGATGGAGTAGATACAGAGGTAGACCCTTTCATGTCTTCCTATCCTGAGTTAATTGATGTCGGCGTAATGGGCCACTGCAAGCATGGTAAGTCTGGTTTATGTATTCAGTCAGGCGTTCAGTGTTACCAAGATGGGCTACATAAGCACATGCCTAATATGTCGCTAGATAACTTCAAGCGCATTGTGGATGAGTGCAAGGGAAAGACGTATCAACTAGCCTTGGGCGGCAGAGGGGATGTCGATCAGCATGAAAACTTTGAAGACATTCTCAAATACTGTAGGGCTAATAATATTGTTCCTAATTTTACTTCTAGCGGGCTTGGATTTACAGATGACATCGTTAGGATCTGCAAAGAGAATTGTGGGGCTGTAGCAATCAGTTTTTACCGCCAGGAACACACAGCGAGAGCTATTCAGATGCTCATAGACGCAGGGGTAAAAACAAACGTGCATTATGTCCTGAGCAATAACTCTATTGATGAGGCAATCACACATTTGAAAGATGGAGATTCCTTCGATGGCATTAATGCAGTTATCTTCCTGTTACATAAGCCGGTTGGTCTTGGGACGGAAGAGAATGTTTTAAAGATGGATGATCCTAAGGTGAAAGAGTTCTTTGAACTAGTAGATAGTGGAAAGTTCGATTATAAAATTGGTTTTGATAGTTGTAGTATCCCTGGCTTATTGAACTTTACTAAGAATATTAATCATGATTCTTTTGATACATGCGAAGCAGCGAGATTTTCTATGTACGTTACATCGGATATGAAAGCTCTCCCATGTTCGTTCGATAACCAAGATTTAAAGTGGGCATATGACATCTCTAATGACACGATTCAGAATGCATGGAATAGTAAACAGTTTGATAGCTTTAGAGATTGCCTTACTAGTTCTTGCGGTGGTTGTAAGGACAGATTAAGTTGTTACGGTGGGTGTCCTATTAAGAGAGAAATAGTTCTTTGTAATAGGGAGGAAAGATTTTAATGGAAACTATTGTTTTCTACTATAAGATATTGGAACAAGATGGCGATTATCTTTATACAAAAGTTAAAATTAAGCGGAAGACGCCAATGAATAACGAAGAATTTGATAAGGCAGAAAATGAATTTGGGAAAGGCGTTGCTGAAATGCTGGCAGTAGATGAAGCATGTGTTACTTCTATTAATAAAGAAGAATATTTCGAGGAGTAGAAGATTCCATTATTTATGAATGCTTTAGTGATGTTAGTACGGATAAGATCAGGGGAGGAGTTGTTGCTAATGAGAGATCCAGCAAGAATACCTCGCATACTAGAAAAGCTAGGTGAGTATTGGAAACAACACCCTGATTATCGTTTAGGTCAAGCAATATATTGTTTATATTATTGTCAGATGCCACCTAGAGAGATTAGTTTGGATAGCATCTTTTGCACGGATGACGATAAAATCGAAGATGTATTAGATAAAAAGGAGAATAAAACATGAAATTTAGAATGTCGTTCGTGACTAACAGTAGCAGTAGTAGTTACATTTGTGCATTTGGAAAGATAGAAGATAATGAAAAAGCAATGAAGTTTATAAAGGCTAACGATATATTGGACTATGTGTTTTCTGGAACAAAAGTTATTGAGAAATTAAAAAAGAAATGGGACAAGATAGGAGCAGATTGGGCTGGTGTTTACATTGATATTACTGAAAGTGATATTGATGTAAAAGCAGATTACATTATGTGGGAATCTTTCGGTGGTGCTGGTGACGAAGATGACGACTGGTCGGATCGTGATTATGACGTAGATGCAGATGACTTTACCGATCAAGAGCAAGCAATATTTAATGGGGTAGAAGAACAAAACGGATTTACTGAAGTTCAGTCTGGTTATGGGGCGGGGAGAAACGGATGAAAATAAGAGCAGATTTCGTTACCAAATAGTTATTCCCTTTATCTTCGATGGTAAGCAATTTATTGTTTCACTGTATGCTATTAATGAAGAAGTAGATGTATCTGATATAGCTGTGAAATATGGCGGAGGATGGCCATCCTGGGGCGGCTGGATTCGAATGTAAGGAACTTCCCTTTGGAATACATGAATAGAGTAATACTAAAACATAATAGGAGGAACCAATATGGGTGAAATGTTTGAAGGAATTGAGCTAATTAATGTTAACGGTGGTTTTGGTGATCAGTACACCATCCCACGTAATTATAGGGATTTTGATGGTGTGTGGGATGAGATTAATGGCAGATGTATTTATGATAGCCCTGAGATTAAGATCAATGAGGGTGATATTGTATTCGACTTTGGAGCATGTTGGGGTGGATTCTCAATTAGGGCGGCGAAGGCTTTTAATTGCGGACACATTTACAGCGTAGAAGCTGATCCGGTGTGTTGTGAAGTAATTAAGAGAAATATTGCTCGATATGGAGCTTCGGATAAATCTACTCTTATACCAAGGGCTATTTTTTCTCACAACCAAGGAATTAAGCTTGTAACAGATTATCGGTGCAGTTTCTTTGTTGAATCCATCTTCCCTGCCCGTGAAAAGGCTGATGGCACAGTAATTAGTATCCCTTCAATCACCATTGATGAGATTGTAAAGAACGAGAAAGTTGACAGAGTTGACTTCTTTAAGTTTGATATTGAAGGTTCTGAATACGATGCTTTGCTTGGTGGGAAAGAAACAATCATGAAGTATAAGCCTAAGATGGCTGTGTCAGTTTACCATAGGCCGCAGGATCAGGAAATTATCACTAAGCTATTAAAACAGTATAGATCGGATTATAATTTCAGGATTGTCGATGGGCCTTGTCCTATCATGCATTGCTGGTAAAAATATGTATAAAGTAATTGGTTATGTAAAAGAAAGATGCGTTTTGGAATATGTTAATGGGGTTGCAATAAAACACTCCTACCCCAGTAAAAGTGTTGGGATTGTTTCAAATGACATATCTACATTTGCTCAGGCAAAATTACAGTTCCAACACGATCTTGGGGTAGAGATAGACGACGTAAAAATATACAAGATGGATGCTCAGCAAGAATTAGTTTGGGCTATGGATTATACCCGAACAAAAGAATTTAAGAATCTTCCTTTTATAGAAAAAACGCACTTTCTTCAGAAATATAATATCTAGGGATGGTATTAATGATAATAACTAGAAGTCCATTAAGAATATCTCTCGGTGGTGGAGGAACGGATCTTCCTTCATATTATAGAAATTATGGTAGCGGTTTTCTTATCGCCGCTACCATAAATAAATATGTTTATATCACAATCAACCGCACTTTTGAGGAAGATATAATTCTTAAGTATTCCAAATTAGAGCGTGTTACTAATGTTGATGATATACAGCATCCTATCATTCGAGAGACTTTTAAGTTGTTCGATAATCATGAGGGGTTAGAGTTATCTGTTATGGCAGATATTCCTGCTGGAACTGGACTAGGATCATCTGGGAGTTTTACTACTGCTTTATTGAAAGCTATGCATGTCCAAAAGAGACAGATGATTCACCAACACGACTTAGCTGAGTTGGCATGTCATATCGAGATAGACAAGTTAGGAGAACCGATTGGAAAGCAGGATCAGTACGCCGCTGTGTACGGAGGACTTACCTGTTTCGAGTTTACCCCAGACGATCAGGTTAAGGTATGGCCTTTGAAGATTTCAGACGAAACACTTTTTGCGCTAGAGGATAACTTGCTATTGTTCTTTACTGGGTATTCCAGGAGAGCAGGATCGATTCTGCTAGAGCAAGATAGCAAGAGCAAGGAGAGCGACTTTCAGATGATCGAAAATTTACATGTAGTAAAAGAGATTGGGCTTAAAAGCAAGGATGCTCTTGAATCGGGGAATCTAACAGAATTTGCTTCTCTTATGAATGAGCATTGGCAACACAAGAAGCAAAGGTCTGCATCCATGAGTAACGACTATATCAATCATTGGTACGAGTTGGCGCTCAAGAATGGTGCTATCGGAGGGAAGCTTATTGGAGCCGGTGGCGGTGGATTTTTAATGTTCTATACCGAGGATAAAGAACGCTTATGTTCTGCCATGAGGGGAATTGGATTAAAGGAAGTAAGATTTAAGTTCGACTTTGAGGGGACTAAGGTGGTCACTCAGTCATGATCACAGTAGTCTTATTGGCTGGAGGATTAGCAACTAGACTTAACTCAGTTACTGTTAATACTCCCAAGTCAATGATTCTGATTGATGATAAGCCCTTCATTTATTATCAATTAAAGCTCCTTGCGGAGAAGGGAATTACTCAAGTCCTCATTTGCACCGGACATCTTGGAGATCAGATTGAATCATTCGTTGGTGATGGTAAAGATTATGGACTTGATGTTTCTTATTCCAGGGAAGGTGAAAATCTCCTTGGCACAGGCGGAGCATTAAGAAAGGCGTTATTTCTTTTAGGAAGTGCCTTTGTTGTTATGTATGGTGATTCATATTTAGATGTTGATTTTAAGGATATATGTTCTTATTATTATGCTCAAAATAAACCTGGACTCATGACTATCTATCGTAATGATAATCTATGGGACAGAAGTAATGTTGTCTATGTGGGTGGGAATATTCTTGCATATGATAAGAATAATTTAACATCTGATATGCATTTTATTGACTATGGATTAGCTATTCTCAACAAAAAATCCATAGAGCCGTTAATAACCAAGGATGTATTTGATTTATCTGAAATATATCAAAAACTTATAGAGAATAACAATATGGCTGGATATGTAATAGGCAAACGATTTTATGAAATAGGTTCTAGTGAAGGAATAAGCGAGATGCAGGACTATATTAAACAGCTAAAGGGTGAGCAAGTTGGATGATTATATAAGATCGTACCTAAACGAATGCGTAAAAATATCCAACGAGATTAATTGTATGGATATATCAAGGATAATTGATATCTTAATGGTGGTTAGAGCTAATGGAGGTAGGTTGTTTATCCTTGGTGTTGGGGGGAGTGCAGGAAATGCATCACATGCTGTAAATGACTTTCGTAAGATGGCCAATATTGAGTGTTATGCCCCGACAGATAATGTATCAGAACTTACGGCACGTATCAACGATGACGGATGGGAATTTGCTTTTTCATGTTGGCTAAAGGAAAGCAAGTTAAATTCTAAAGATTGTGTACTTGTTCTTTCGGTCGGCGGAGGAAATGTAGAGAAAAAGATTAGCGTAAATCTAGTCTATGCCCTGAATTATGCCAAATTTGTTGGAGCTTCAATAATCGGTATTGTGGGCAGAGATGGTGGTTACACCAAGCAAGTTGCTGATGCCTGTGTAGTTGTCCCAACTGTCAATCAAGATACGGTTACGCCTCATTCAGAGGCATTTCAAGGGGTTATGTGGCACCTAATAGTGTCTCATCCTTTGATGAAGGAACAGCAGACGAAGTGGGAGTCAGAGAGATGACCAGGGCGGTGTTTTTAGACAGGGATGGCGTGATCAATAAGCTTATTTTTAATCCATCTTCAGGAGAACACGAATCTCCGCTTACGGCTAATGACATGCAGATATATCCATATGTCTTAAAGTCACTTAAGTTGCTTCAAGATAACGGTTACATACTTTGTCTGGTTTCTAACCAGCCTAATTATGCTAAAGGAAAAGCAACGATGAAAATGCTTAATGACATTCATGATAAGATGCACAGTCTATTTATCTCTAACGAGATATTCTTTCAGGAGTATTGTTATTGCTTTCATCATCCAGAACATACCGGGAAATGCGCTTGTAGAAAACCTAGTCCCTATTTTCTATTGAGGGCGGCGAGAAAACATGAAATAGACATGAAGAACTCTTGGATGGTTGGAGATCAGGACACTGATATTTATTGTGGAATATCTGGAGGGGTTCAAACAATCTTAATAGATAATAAAGACTCTATCAATAAAAGAGGTAAGAGCAACCCTGATTATATCGCTAACAATCTAAGAGAGGCGGTTAATATAATTATGAAAGAGGGAACTTAATTTGAGCGGAATTAAAGATTTAAAGATTAAGATATTTGCTGATGGAGCTAATATTCCAGACATTAAGAAGGCTTATGAGCAGGGGATAGTCAAGGGTTTCACGACAAACCCTACTCTAATGAAGAAAGCTGGAGTATGGAATTACGAAAGTTTTGCTAAGGAAGTCTTAGAAGAGATTCCTGATATGCCAATTTCTTTTGAGGTATTCTCGGATGACTTTGAAGATATGGAAAGACAGGCAAGAAAAATATCGTCCTGGGGGAAAAACGTATATGTAAAGATTCCAATTACAAATACAAAAGGTGAGTCATCTATCCCTCTTATAAGACGATTGGCGGGAGATGGAATGGCTCTCAACGTGACTGCTATCCTAACGCCTGGGCAAGCATTTAGTGTTATAGATAATATTCCAGTAGGGGTTAAGGGTATCGTTTCTGTCTTTGCCGGAAGAATTGCTGATACAGGAAGAGATCCGTGGCCCTGCATGATGTCATGTTCCATAATGATAGAATATAAGCCTGATTTAGAATTATTATGGGCAAGCACAAGAGAGTTATTAAATATATATCAGGCTGAACAATGTGGTTGTCATATTGTCACTGTAACAAATGATATTCTTAATAAATTAACAAATGTTAATATGGATCTTGAAAAATTATCATTATCCACTGTTAATATGTTTTATTCGGATGCTCAATTAGCAGGATATAGTCTTTAATTTTGAAAGGAGATTACTTATGAAACTTAGTGCATGTATTCTTACGTTGAATAATGAAGTGTTTATTCGTCCTTGTTTGGAAAGTGTTAAGCCTTATGTAGATGAGATTGTAATTATTGATTCTTTTTCAACTGATAAGACTCTTGAAATTGCGAGGGAATACACAGACAAGATATTTTCCATTGAGCCTTGCGCCGGAGCTATGCCCCGTAATTATGGGATAGAGTGTTGTACAGGTGATTGGGTATTCATGTTGGACTCGGATGAACTCGTTAGTAATGCTTTTAAGGATATTAAAAGTTTCTTAGAAATTACTCCTATTAACGCTTTGGTTCTTCCGAGATTTCAAGTTGCAGGAATTGATCCTTTGACGTACAAATCGGGAGATAAGTATTACCCAGACTACCAGTATAGACTGCTCAGGAAAGATAGTCCCGCTCGATATGAGCGTGTTGTTCATGAAATCATTACAGATAAAAAGCCAATACTCCCTATTTCTACGCATCTGTTTCACTTCAATTTGATGCTGATGGATTATGGAGATAGGTACGCAAAGGATGTAAAATACAACAATCTTCAAGCTGGAGCAGGGTTCTGGCGTTCAACTCCTTTTGCAATACTTGACTGTAACAAGAAAGATGAAATAGATGAAAATGTAATGGAATTAATCAGAAAAGTACCGTTCAAGAACGACGAGCGAGTAATAAATTTCTAAGGTAAAATACTTATATTATGCTTAGAAATATAAACAGAAGGCGATTACATGAAAAAAGGACAGAAGATGCCCGAAGAACAAAAGGAAAAGATCAGAAAAGCAAATAAAGGACAAATACCCTGGAGCAAAGGAAAGAAGCTCACTAAAGATCAAAAGAAGAACATGAGTGGTGCTCAGAAACTTGCTTATAGTAAACTAACTCCCGAAGAAAAAGAAATAAGAAAAGAGAAAAATAGACTTGGACACTTGGGAGTTAAACCGAATTTAACTGAACAGGCAAGGAATAAGAAGAGAGAACAAATGGCAGGAAATAATTATGGTAGTAAATTGAAAGGGATTAAGCACTCTGAAGAACACACCAATAAAATTGCAGAAGCAAACAAAAAATTCTTCGCTAATCCCTTGGTAAGACAAGAAATTTCAGAGCGCATGATGGGCAATCAACATGGTAAAGGAAAAGTAGTTAGTATTGAGACTAAGAGTAAAATCGGAGCAAAGAACAAAGTTAATACAAGGAAATATTGGGATAATATGCCTCCTGAAGAAAAAGAAAAGAGAATGAATAAGCTTATAAAAAGTAATACAGGACGCAAGATGCCAGAATGGTTAAGGTTAAAAATGTCTCGTATACATAAGAATAAGGTAGTTAGCAAGGAAACAAGAGAAAAAATAAGTAAAAACATTAAAGAACAATGGAGAAATAAAACATCCAAAGAAAAAAAATATACTATTGCTCCAATGATAAAAGCGGCATTAAGTATGCATATGTCTTCCTTGGAAATATCCATAAAAAATGAGCTTGATTTGTTAGGAATAAACTATGTGCAACAAAAAGAAGTACATGGATACTATGCAGACTTTTATTTGCCGGAAAGCAATTTATTAATTGAAGTAGATGGATGTTATTGGCATGGTTGTGATATATGTGGGTTCAAAGGTAGAAATAACAAACAAAAAGAGGCTAATAGAGAAAAGAGATTGTTACATTCGGGATATGATTTAATTCGAATAAAAGAACACGATATTGAGATGTATGGGGCTAAGATTGCCTTAAAAAATGCAATGGAGGGTATAAAATGGGAGATAGTAATTATCAGGTAACACTGAGAGGAATTTGTCATGATAATCAAGGGTACGCAACTGCATTTCGTGGATACACGCTAGGACTAGATGCCTTAGGAGTAGATGTTAGGATTGAACCTTTATCTTATGGAACAAAGCCAGTCAAGCAAGATAAGAATACTTATTTTAAGATTAAAGAACTAACAAATAAGCCACAACACCTTGATAAGAAACAAATTCTTGTTGTCCATGTTCAACCTTGGGGATTGAACTACCAACAAGAGAGACAGCGTTTTCATAAGGTAATAAACAATATCGTATTCGAGCCGGAGCCAATTCATAATGAATGGGTTGATCTTTTAAATGAGTTAGATGGCGTGTTCGTTCCCTCAACTCATAATGCTAGGGTATTCAAAAATAGTGGGGTTGAAACTCCTATATATATTAATCCTCATGGAGTAGATTTGAGCGTTTTTAAGCCAGAGGGGGACAAGATGGATATTAGTCTTAAAGGAGATTACTTCAACTTTGACACTGATTACTTTAACTTCCTGTCCATTGGGACATGGAGTTATAGAAAGGCACTACCTGAACTGTTAGAAGCATTCTGGAATGAATTTGGCATAGACGATAAGGTACGTCTTATTATTAAAACACAACCGATGAGTGCTGAACAATCTCCAGAAATGCTACGTGAGATAATTCGAGGATATAAGCAAAGAGTTGTTCCAAACAAGCTAACAGCGCCAGTTCTATTACAATTTGATCAACTAGGGACGGAAGACTTAGCTAGTTTGTACAGAGCTTGTGATTGTTATGTACTTCCGACTAGGGGAGAGGGCGTAGGTTTACCATATATGGAAGCAATGGCTTGTGGATTGCCGTGTATTGCGACTGGATGGGGCGGTCAGACGGACTTTATCAATGAAGATAACGGGTATCTTTTGAACTACGAATTAAAGCCAGTTGACATGGAAATTCCAGACTGTAAGCAATACTTTAAGCCTTACATGCGCCTTGCAGAGCCAAACAAAGAACATTTAAAACAACTGTTTCGGTTCACATTTGAAAATCGAAAAGATGTTCGAGAAAAAGGAAAAAATGCGGCTGAAGAAATGAAGAAGTGGACTTGGACAAACGGGGCAATGAGTTTTAAGAAGTCTTTAGATTCAGTCATGGCTTAATAGTTCTATAAAATACGATAAATAGTCCAAGATTTTCAAAGAAAAATCAAAAGAACTTTAAGAAAAGTTTCAAACTTAAAGAAAAAGGTAATTGCAATCTTATAATATAAGAGATATACTGCTCGCATAGAACAAAAATTCTTTGAGGAAGAATAAGATGTCGCAAAGTTGGTTATACTAGTACCATGAAATATATGTAAGATGTCTTAAAAACATCTTATAATATATTGACAAAAATACTTTTCATTGGTACAATAACCATAATAAATCAGAAACAACAAAATAACCTTAGAGAGAAAGGCGTGATTTATGTGAGCATGTATCTGGTGTCCGATGATAATGTAGATAAGGTAAAGAGGTTCTTTATTAGGCAATCCAAGGAAACTGGGCTTACAGTCAACATGAGAGTAGACGAGATCGCATTTCATTCAGGAGTCGCCCTTGCTACTGCCCATAAAGCACTGCAAGCCTTGTCAGACGAAGGATTTCTAGAAATCGAGCGTTCTGCTTGTAGAAGAAATGCCAACAGTTACCATGTAATGTCTGACATTGACATTGAAGAAAAGAAAATGAGTATCGAAGAAGAGTTGGTATATGAAAAACAACAGAACAGACTTTTAATGGAACAAGTAACAAGGCTACGAATCGAGCTTGCACAGTTAAGAACTCAAATAAAATCTTCAAAATAGTAAAAATCCCCGGCAGTGCCGGGGATAGCTATCTCTATCTGAATGCTAGTTATTACTTTGCTCCTATTTTTCCCCTGAAAAGACACATGACGTTCTCCCTAATTACATTATAAATTGACATTTTTCGACAAAGGATCTAGCTTGGTTGCGTCGAAAGCATAAGAATAGACAGAAATATTCTTATTTTATAGGGGGAAATATATATGGGAGTGACAGCAGAAAGCTTAGACATTCAATTATCGCAAAAGGATGAAATACCCAATAAGCACTTGGATGTTCTGTTAACCAAAGAAGAAATAGTTAATGTAATCGGTAATTTATATCTTGACAAATGTATTAACGACGATGCACTATGGAACCTAAGCACATTGGCTTATGATAGGATAAACGCAGAAGGGGAACTCAATCTAGGGTATATGACTGTAAAATTTTTCCTACGCGAACTCTGATTCGTAGCGAGAAATGTCATAATATACTAGTTCCTTTCGGGGGCTAGTATTTTTATTGTTTATATGTTATAATATATAATATAAGATAAGGGATGATGACATGGATCTGAACGTACAAATTCTGGATATGAAGCTTAGAGGATATACAAGAGAAATGATCGCAGGTGAATTAGGAATAAGTATAAGGGCGGTTAAGCGCCGCCTATTGAAAATCTATGAGAAGAACGGAGGAGTAAAACAGGTTATTGGTACGGTTAAAACAACCGGCAATCATAAGATTCTTGCTGATGATAGTTTTGTCGAGGGAATTACGATGAGCGACTTCTTCCAGAATCTCGAAAGTGAAATTAATAATATTAATATTTGTGATTTAGAAGAAGAGTTTAGTATTGATGATGAGATTGTAACCGAGGACTTATTTAGTTTTGATCTTACCGATCATGTTATTGATGATAAGATTATTATTATTCCCCTTGGGGATATCCACTGGGGCAGTTCTAATTGCAAAAGGAAAGCTGTTATTAATCTTATTAAGTGGGCAATGGAAAGACCAAACGTATTCTTTATTCTAATGGGTGATCTTATTGAGTCCGCCTTTAAGGAATCTCCTGGTGACGGTGTGTACTCACAAATTATTAATCCCATGGAACAGTTCAAACAGATTCTAGCACTTTTAACCCATGTCAAGAGTCGCATC